TTAAACATCGATTTGTCTTCTTCTTTTTCTCATTTTTTCTTCAAGTAAATTAACTGTTTCACTTTCAATTTTCTTTGTAATATGAGAATAGGTATCCATAGTTGTAGAGATACGGGAATGTCCTAATCTTTCTTGAACTGCTTTATCTTTTGCTCCTTCTTCCATTAACATAGTTGCATGAGTGTGACGAAGAGAATGGAAGTTAAAGATTATCCCTAATTTTTTTTTAATGTTGGTACAAGACCATTTGATACTATTTGGAGTAACAGGTTCACCATTTTCTTTAGTACATACATAGTTTGATTCATGATAAAATTGACCAAATTTGAGTTTATTTTCACTTTGTCTTTTTCGTTGCTCTTTTAAATCATGTACTAAAATGTCTCCGATTTGAATTGTACGATATGAGGATTGTGTTTTAGGAGTTCCAATTTGATAACTATTTGGACCATTAATCATTATTTTTTCTATTGTAATAGTAGATTCATTTAAGTCGATACAGTCCCACGTCAAACCACAGACTTCTCCACGGCGCATCCCAGTATAGAAGCCCAACTGCAAAGGTATATAAAAGGAATTAGTAGGGGGAATAAAGTCTAAAATTTTAAAGTATTCCTCAAGTGTAATTATTTTTAGCATATCCCGATCTTTCTTTTCTCGATTATCAAATTTTGGCATTTCAACATAATTCATTGGATTTTCTTTTATTAATTGCCATGGAAAGACAGCTTTTTTTAAAGCGTTTTTTAAAACAGTCACAACAATCGAAAGCGTTCTTTGAGAGTAATTTTTGTCAAATTCTAAATTAAGCAACTCTTGAAGTTTTTCAGGACCAATTGTTTTTAATCTATATTTTCCAATGTAAGGGTTAATGTGTTTATCAATAATATTTCTGTAATTAAGTTGGGTATTGTATTTTAAGTTTTTCTCTACATAATTTTTAAACCAGTAATCAAAATAATCTGCTACACTCATTGCTGTTAGTTCTTTTCTTATGCCAGCTGTTTCATAATCTTTTAGGGCTTCACGTAAAGCTTTGTTTGCTTCTGCAAAAGTTTTTCCTCCAACACGTTCAATCCGTTTTCTTTTTCCATCAATTGATGCAGCCTCAAAGGAATAGTACCAGTTATTTCCGCGTTTTCTTATATTTCCTTCCATGCCGAATCTCTCCTTTCAAAGTACGATAATTTAAATTTATATAGCTGAAGCTAGTTAAATAATGCTTGAATTCCGTATTTATTTAGCTAAAATGCGAATGTATGTTCTTTATTGCTTTTAAAGAAAAGCCCGAAGGCTAGTCTTTATTTATTTAGATTTGTAATTGCATAGTCAGCTTCTTCTGGAGTAAATCTTGAACCATACTCAGAAGTTAATTGATCCCTAATTGCCTCAGGAGACATAGCCATTGTATCCTGATAATATTTAGCAGTTTTAAGAGCATTTGCATTCCAATCTGCTTGAATATTATCAATAGCATATTGTCCAGCTTCAGGAGAAAATTGTCCGCCATATTCAGAAGTTAACTGGTCATATATCCCCATACGGGACATGTTCATTGAATTAGCGTAATATTCAGCTGATTTTAAAGCAGACTTGTATTCAGCTGGAGCATTTGCGACTGCTTCTTCAGCTCTTTTTTCCGCTTCTTTTTGTTCGGATTCAGCTTGTGCTTTAGCTTGAGATTCTGCAGCAAGTTTATCGTCAGCTTCTTTTTTTATCCTATCTTGTTCAGCTTTAGCTTCGGCTGCAAGTTTATCGTCAGCTTCTTTTTTTATTCGGTTTTCTTCTTGGGTTTGCCTAACTTGTTCGCCAATTAGTCTATTTTTTTCAGCCTCAGCCGTTTTCTTTTCTTCAAAATCTTTGTCTAAAGGAAGAATTGTAATTTTAGCTTTTTTTGTCCCAGCTTTAATTATTAATGATTGTTCCTTCAAAGTACCATTTACTTTTAAATTAAAATTACCATCAGAATCAACTTCCGATAGTTCTATATCATTACCATCTTCATCTTCAACAGCCACTGAACCTTTACCAGTAAACTTTCCAGTAATATAGACATAACCTTGGAAATCTTCGTTAGGATCCATTTCTTTTTCATTAACTGTTAATGTTTCTGTAACCGCTTTTTGTTTCTCGTGGTAACTAGCACTTTTTTTGTCATCAGAAGTTTTTGGCAATGCAATGAAACCTACTATGATAAATGCAAACGATATACCAAGTATTATAGAGTTCCGTTTTGTTTTTGAATTCTTTTTAAACGCTCCAATAATAAATAAAACAATACTAGCTAAAAAACTAATAAAACCTACTAGAATCATTAACACTCCTAAAATAACCATCGTACAAATAATCTCCTTTTATTATAAGTTTATAAACTGTAAAAATTAGTTTTACTTAAAAAAATCATTTTGCTTCAATTTTAGTTAATAAAATTATTTACAATAGCAATTAATTCCTTTTCGTGTGAAGAAATCTCAAATGGACCTTCCAAATCGTAAGTGGATTTATTTGTATCATTTAGGACGATTTTAATTCTAGTGGTAGTGGAGTATACATATACCCGAACAATCCACTTTCTTATATTATCGTCTAATAAAATGTTAAAGTAACTCCGGTTATCTCGATAAGTAATTCTTTCTAGAGTAACAGTATCTTTTAACATTAGCTTAACAATAGTATAAGCTTCAAGTTCTTCAGCAGTAGTAACAATTCCATCATCTTCAATTTTAATTTCTTCTTTCACTTCAGAAATATCCTCCTGAATAGAAGTAGAAGTATTTAACGCAGCACTTAGTTTAGCATTAACTTTTTCAGTAATAAACTGATTGAATCCTTTTTTTATAATAGGAGTAAACTTATCAATAGTTGCTTTAGTTTTGAGTCCATCAAATATTTCACTAACAAAATATTTGATAAATTCATCTGAAGGAGAATCAAGTTGTTCATTTAAAAAAGATTTTAAATTGTTCAAATACTTCAGCTCAGAAGCACTACTGGTAATTGTTTCAATATTAAAGTTATCTTTATGGAACTTCGCAATTTCAGGTATTTGATTTTCTTTTAAGTCTGTTAAATTAATTGTTAAAAAAGGAGTAGAATCCATTTTATTTGGTTCATCAAGATCAGTGAAAAATTTATATTCTTCTCCATTTGTTAAAATCCCGAATCTAGAAGTAGTAGTACCAAAGTATCTAAATAGTTGTGAATCATGTTTCGTTAATTTCTCAGTAATAGATTTAGCTTCTACTAAAATTACTGGAATAGCGTCGAGAACAACTGCATAATCAACTTTTTCCCCTTTTTTGATACCTACATCAGCAGTGAATTCTGGTACAAATTCTGTTGGATTAAATACATCATATCCTAGCAATTGAAAAAATGGCATTATTAAAGAAGTTTTAGTTGCTTCTTCAGTTGCAATATTCCCTTTTAAATTAGTGACCCTAGTGCTTAAAATTTTCAAATCTTCTTTGAATTTTGAAATATCCATTATGTCTCCTTTTTAAACTGTATTTTATTAACATGTTTGTGATATAATATATTTGTAATAGTACTATTTGCTCTAACTAGTCCCCACGACAGGTTAGGGCTTTTTTTATATTCAAAATTAGTTTGGAAAAATTATTTTAAGACTGTCTGCAATTCCAAAAACAAATCTACACCCTTTGTGGTCAAAAATTAAACCATGTGCATCTTTATAATAATTAATTGAACTCCACAAATATTTGGGCGTTATTTCAAGGAATTCAGCTATTTCCCAATATTCCGTTAATCCTAGTTTATAACAAGTAATTAGTTCATCAAGAGAAACCAAGTAACGATATCCGTACTGTCTAGCTCGTTTCTCTTGTTGTTTTTTTTCAATTGTATCTAATATTGATAAGTCGCCTACAGAAGTTTCGTAATGCCCTAATTCTTCAGCAATATGGCCTATTATGTTTTCATATGAATTATTTTTATTAATGTAAATGTCTGTGTCAATTATAAAAGCACCATGTTTATTATGCATATCTTTTTTAAAATTGAACTTTAATTCAGAATAGTCATTCATCATTTCTTCTAATCTATTCATTAGACACCTTCTATTTTTTAGATTTCTTAATTAATTCAATATACTTTAAAATATCTTCCATATCTTTTTCTGTTACATCATCATCAATATGCGAAGCTATTAATTTTACATTGTCATCTTTCACGTCATTTTCACTTAGTCCAGAGTATTTTTTTGAAGAGTTGTCACCATTTAAAAGGTAGTCTACTGTTACTCCGTACATAGAAGCTAAATCTACTAATGCTTTAGTATCAGGTTCTCTAGTTCCATACTCCCAATTGGCGTAAGTAGCCATATTTTTCAGGCCTAATTTATTAGCTACTAAAGTCTTTGTCCAACCATTCAGCTCTCTTAATTCTTCAAGTCTTTTAGCTAGTTCAGATTTTTCCAATGTATTCACCTCGTTTAAGTAATTATACTATAGTTAAACATATTATTTAGAAAGTTAAACAAAAAGTGTAAATAAATATTGACTTAAACAAAATGTTTAGTTATACTGACGATATAAAGTTAAACAAAATGTTTAACTATGAATAAGGAGGTAAGTCATGGATCTTGGTAAAGAAGCATACAAAAAAATGAGAGACATCCGCATTGAAAAAGGAATCACTCAAAAATTCGTTTCAGAGCAATTAGGTTTCCAATCATCTCAAACATACGCCAATATAGAGTATGGCAATACTGAATTGAAATTGAGTATAGCTCTACAAGTTGCAACTATTTTAGGTGTATCAGTTTATGATTTTTTATCTAAATAAATTAAACAAAATGTTTATGTTTTAGTCGTTAAGTAAATTCTATCACCAAAATCCCCGAACTAAAAGCTAGTCAAGTACGAAAAGGAGGGAAAGAAAATGGAAAATAAAGAATTCAATGAACTTTATAAAGAAGCGATTAATTCTAGTTTGGTTCTTGTTAAACAAATTTGCGAATTACAAGAAACAGAAACAAACCCAGCAATGGTTGCATCCATCGCTGAGCTTATAAAGGTAATTACTGAATGTCAATATAACTAATTTCTACTGCATTCATCGCAACTTTATTAGTACCTATAAAGTTGTAGGTTAAAGATTCATTTAATGGTATTTCAGAAAAATCAGAATTAATAGCCGTCCAAGTTCCTCTGTGAAGGTATTTGATTTCTTTTAAGCCTGGTACAGAAATTATTTTACCACTTTTTAAATATATAGTTAATTCCATTTTTATCACCTCACTTTCAATTTAATTATATCAATTGAATTAGAGAACAAACAGCGAACAGGAGGAAACGCATCTATGAAAAACAATGAAGGATATTTTAAAAAGGGTGATTGCATTGAGATTAGTGGTAAAAAAACTTATATCGTAGTTGCAGCTAATGAAGATGAAGTTCAAGTAAGAAGTATCATGTGGTATAAAAATCCACCAATATTAGAAAATAGAATTGATATATATAGTAACAGTACCGAAAACTATTCATCTAAGTATTGGATAAAAATAGTTCCGGCACCGCTAGAATATGGATCAGAAATTCTTAATGTTTTAGCCAACTAACTAAAGGGTGAGTAAGTACTGAAAAGAGAGGAGTGAAAAAATGAACGAAGGAAAAGTAGTTTTAGATGTAGAAATTACTGATATGGATGAAAATTTAGAAAAAGCTAAAAAATTAGTAAACCTACTAAAAGAAGCCAAATCCCTATCAGAAGAATTGGCTTCAATCGAGTTTGAATTTTCGGTAAAAAAATAATTAGAATTTAAGTTCTAGCTTAACATCTTTATTGCAGTAAGGACATTTGCTAGTACCAACTTTAACCTTAATCATTTTTTTACAGTGTTCACAGTTGATTTCATAGGTACTTTTTAAAGCATCATCTTTTGCAAATTGTTTACCTTGTTTTTCTAAATCACGCATCAATTTATCCATATTTATCACCTCACTTTCATTATAAGTATAGCAAAGTGAGTAGGGAAAGGAGAGAGGGATGGATTATTTAAAAATGTTTAGAAGGCAAAAAAAAATAACTCAAAAGGAAATGGCAAAGATTTTGGAGTATTCGTATTCACATTATGTAAAAGTAGAAAATGGTTTTACAAATCCTAGCTATGACTTCTTGTTAAAAATTAAAAATATTTATGTTGATTTTGATTTAAATAAGTTAATAAAAAAATGACCTGCTAGTTTACTGACGAAAATTAACTAGCAGGAATGAATTTTAAAATCGTATAGATTAGTCGTCAGGGCCAATCTTCTAACATTAACTGGTACATTTCCCAGTCGCTGATGTTAGATACTAATAGTTTCTGAATAGCGCCGAGAAAGGTTCCATCTATCTAAGGGTTGTACTACCGTCTTGATTTTGCCAAATATCTGAATAATTTGTACGCACAAAATTCAGTAAGTACAACATTGTTCAATGATAGCAGATCTCGTCTAACGCTAAACTTTTTAAATCTCTAATTTATTAAAAGAAGTGGATGTTCTTTTAATTTTTCAAGGAAAAAATTAGTAGTCAGATACAGCGTTGTTCAAAAGTTTTGTCATAAGACATCACTCCTTCAATAAAGATTAAACAACACAATAATTATACCAAATAATTCCTTTAAAAGGAATATATAAAGGAGAAAACACATGAACATTGAAGAGTTACCCAATTTAATTAAAGAAAAGAAGCAAGGATATCAATTGAAAAAAATGTTTGAAAAAATAGCTGAGGCAATCATAACAGGAATTGAAAATGGTCAAACACAAACAACTATTCCTTTTAAACATGATGATTTAGAACAATTTATTAACGAATTGGAAGAGCAACACATTTTAGTATTCATTGACCCAGAGAGCGAAAAAGTAACAATCGATTGGGGGTTAATCAGTTGACCTCTAAAGTAATTAGTAAAATTTTGAATGAAGCTACTGAAAGAAATCATATCCAACAAACACACTTAGCACGAGAAACACATCGAGCGAAATCAACAATTAATGGTTACTTTAACAACGTTCCAACACCAATTGAAGCGATGACAGAATTAGCTAACGTTATTCATGATTCACAGTTGAGTCAGGAACTTGCTCATGAAGTGTTTGGATCGATTCCATCTATGAAGCCAACAATCTATCAAGATAATGAATTTTCTCTTGATGTGTTACAGAAAAAAGAATCAAATGAACGTAAATTTTTGAAGGAAGAAGTATTGCTATTACTTGCAAAGCAAAACAATTGGCTTGCTGATTCTGATAAAGTTTTTCTTCAAAAATATGTCAATGAATTCTTAGATGAAGTATTGGTTGAGATAAAACTGATTACTAAAATAGCATTAAGAGCAGATGTAGAATTACTTGATTTAATTTCAAAAAGAAAGCCTTATTGGCAACAAATAGGCTATTTAGAAAAGAGGTGATAACTATGAAAGAGAAGGAAATCGAAAGACAAACGTATACAGTTAAGCAAGCAGCTCTAGCTTTGCAAACATCAACTGATAACGTGTATAAGCTAATTAAATTAGGCTATATTCAAGGTTTAAAATTAGGTAGTTTGAAGATTCCAAAGTTTGAAGTATCAAGGTTTTTAGTGGATAACTTAGGTCGAGATTTTGACGATATTTTAAAACCAAAGGAGGAAATGGCTGTATGAATGAACTCATTGGAATTGTTTTAGGATTACTAATCGGAGTATCGACTATTGTAAGTTTGCATCTATCTGAAAATAGAAGTATTTCAGTTAGTGATAGTAAAAAAATAATGAGTGGAGGATTAATCTATGGAGAGAAAAACATTAATCAGCAAAGTAAATGAGTACTTCGGATTTGATGACCGAGAAACAGCATTATGGTACACGGCGTTCTTAAGTTTCGCAGGACTTTGCGGAGTAGTTATTGTGATTGTGGAGGTGTTGAAGTAATGAGTGCGCCAAAGCGAGGAATAAACGGCGAAATTTATTACGCAATTTATAATGTAGTAGCTAAAAAATATCAATTCGGAATATGTGCATATTCAAAAAGAGCTGCAATAAAAAAATTATTTTCTGAAATAGGCTCGGATGCATATAAGTATAGATTTCAAGCTAGACGTGTGGGCATAAAACATCCTTACGCACAGCATTTTGAACGATTAAATAGTCAAAAAAAGACCAACAAGGATTGCACTCCTAGTTAGTCAGCTTAGAAAAAATATTGTACTAAAATTATACCACGAAAAGGAGCAAACACACAAATGAATGAAAACACAGCAAAAATAACTATCGAATTAAACGCTAAAGGTGGACTTAATGCCAAAATGGAAGGAACTACAGAAGATTTGTTGGCTATGTTAGAACTCGGTATAAGTGAAACCTTGCAAGCCGGTTACTGTTGTGAGGGACATTATGAATTAAGAAAAATTGCTCTTCTAACATCGATTATGGGCATGGAGGTAAAAAAATAATGAAAAAAATTAAATTAATCAAACTAACGATTCAAAATTTTAAAGGTTTAACGGATTTAGAACTGGATCTTAACGGTGAGAATATGCAGATATTTGCTGATAACGAAGTAGGTAAAACAACTATTTACGACTCATTTTTATGGGTATTATTCAACAAAGATAGCTTAGGTAAAACGGATTTCCAGTGGAAGCCAACTAACATCAAAGAAGATGAAAACGAAGGTAAACAAACTAAAGTATCTGTTTTATTAAGTGTTGACGGTTCGGAAATCGAATTTTCAAAAACTAGATACGATGCAAAAACTACTAAACGAGGCACAACTGATATTAGCTACACAACCAAAACAAGCTATTCTATTGATGGAATTGAATTGAAAACAGAAAAACAATTCAATGAACGAGTTGCAGAAATCATTGATGAAGCGACATTTAGACGACTTACCAGCAGTAATCATGTTATGGAAGTTATGAAAATGGGTGATAGACGTGCAATGTTGTTCGATTTATTCGGTAATTTATCGGATGAAGAGATTATTAATAGTAAGAAAGAACTCGCTCCATTAATTGGAATTATCGGGAATCATTCAGCTGATGAGGCTACCACTAAAATAAAACAAGAAATTAAAAACCTACAAAAAACGCTTAAAGAAATACCTTCTCAAATTAAAGGGATTCAAAGCATTAAGCCAGATATTGAGGATCTCGATAAGGAAATATTAACTGCTAGAAAAATGACTGCAGAATCAGATGTTAAGAATGCAGAAGATATTTTAATGTCCATTCGTAACGGCTCAGCAGTAACTGAAATAAGAGCTTCACTACAGTTAAAAGTTGCTGAAATTGAAGAGGAAAGAGCAAAGTTCAATGCTCGTCAGAACGTTAAATTAGAAGGAATTAGACAAGGTAAGGAAGAGTTAATCAGTAATTATCATACTGCACAAGATGCGGTTAGAAATGAAGAAACTAGATTGTATGAGCTTAAACAAAATGCAAGCAAAGAACAATACACTTTAGATCAATTAAACAAGGAACTTGATTCAGTTTCAGTGGAATGGAAAACAATTAATAGTGAAGTTTTCCCTACATTTGATGAACATCAGCTTACTTGTGAATCATGCGGTCAAGAGTTGCAACCAGATAAAATTAAAGAGCACAAAGCGAATTATAAGGCGAAATTAGAAGCATTCAACATTAAAAAAGCTCAACAATTAGAAGCAAATAACGCTAAAGGGTCTGAATTATTTAAAAATGTTGAACAGCAACAAGAAATTGTCACTGATTTAATGAATCGTGCTGAAGATAATAAAGTGTTAGAAAACTTGTTAAATAAGGCTTTTGAAGAAAAGACAAAAGTTTCTGATGTGACTAAGACAATTGAGGAACTTCAAGCAGCGACACCAGATTTTGAAACAACAAAAGATTACGAAAAATTAGTTTCAGAAAAAGAAGCTATTACGGTTGAACTTAAAAAGCTTCAAGAATCTGCTGACATTAAAATGGCAGAGCAAGCAAGTTTTGTAAGTGAACTAAAACAGAAATTGAATACGATCAATGAAGAAATCGCTAAATTTGGTGAAGTTGAACGTCAAGACAACCAAATACAAGCTTTAGCTGATGAAGAAAAGCTTCTAGCAAGTCAAAAAGGAGCATTGGAGCAACAATTATTTTTACTTGAAGAATTTACTAGAACCAAGGTAGCACTGCTAGAGGATTCAATTAATAAGCATTTCGGGTTTGTTAAATGGAAATTATTCGAAGACCAAAAAAATGATGGGCTTAAAGAAATATGCGAGCCGGTAAATGATTTAGGCGTTTACTACTCTAAAGGTTTCAGTACTTCAAGACGTATTAAGGCAGGTTTGGACATTGTGAATACACTTATGAAAAAAGAAGGCCTTTGCGTGCCAGTATTCGTTGATAATGCTGAATCAGTAACAGATATGTATGCCGTAGATACTCAAATTATTGAGTTAATCGTCAGCAAAGGGGATAAAAAATTAAGAATCGAAAAGGATGGTGCAGAATAATGACAACCGAAGTTACTAAGCAAGAACATTTTAAAACAGCATTAGCAAAAATTAACGATGCTTACACACCGATGATTACGGAACAACTGGAAGGAAACGGTCTTCAAATGTCTGATTATAAAAAGCAATGTGTACTGAATGCTATTTCAGCTATTAATACAACCGTTCAAAATGCAGGTCTAGAAATCGGAAGTATTGATCAAAGTAATCTAACTCAAATTTTACTAAATGTTGCTTCTTTAGAATTAAACGCAGCTGCTACACCTCGAGAATGCTATTTCATTACTAGAAATGTGAAACAAGGCAAGGGAGATTTACAGAAAACAGTTAAACAAATAGAGCTTGGAATCGAAGGCGATGGAAACGACGCTATTCTTTCTAGGTTCGGACGTAATGTTAAGAAAGTTTATCCATTCTGGTTAGTCCGAGAGCATGACACGTTTATCTACCCTCGTTATAAAGGGATTGAGTTTACACCGCCGGAATGGGAACCGACTGGTGAGGGACGAGTTGAACGAATTGTTTATCCGATTGAAATGAATGATGGTTCAGTAGAATTCCATATTACTGAACGAAATGACGTTAAGAAGAACTTATTAGCTCATATGTACAACAATTTAATGTGGGATAAAGATAAATTTAAGAAAAAACAAGAAATTAAAACAAAAGCATCCACTAAGACTCTAAATGAAATGCTTGAAGATGAATCGCTATTAACACTGGGACAGGTAAGCCCAGCGTGGAAAGACCCTCAAAGTTCAGAATCAATGATTATCCGGAAGATGAGAAATAATATTGTTAAAAAAATCCCTAAAGATTTCTCTAATGCATTCGTAGCAATGACTTATCAAGAACAAACAGATGAAGACTTAAAGGCAGTTCGTCGAGAAGTTGCAGAGGAAGCAAATAAAGAGATCCTAGATTTTGCCGATGTAGAATCAAATCCTGTACAAGCTATTGATGAAAAATCAGATGTGCCGGTACATGAAGTTATTATTGAAGACAAAAAAGAAGTTGTCGAAGTTGTTCCTACTGAAACAATTGAAGAAAATTCTAAAGAATTAGAACAAAACGAATTAGATTTAGACATGATGCCACCACATATTCCTGCTAAAGAAGATACTCCACCATGGTTACGATAAAAAGTTATGGATCATCATCGGCTGGTAATTCTTATATTATCAGCTGTGGTGATACAGCACTTATGTTAGAAGCTGGAGTTCATCCTAAAAAAATGATTGGTGTTAATTGGTCCATAATAAAAGGCTGCCTAATCACTCATGAACATGGAGATCATTCGAAATTCGCTGATAAGCTAGTTCAAAGTGTTGGTTTTGATATCTATTCGAGCACTGGAACGCTTGAAGCTTTACCAGTAGCAAGTTATCGCACGAAACGATTAGGAGCCGAGAAAGTGGCTCAAATTGGAGATTGGAAAGTACTTCCTTTCCTAGTTGAACACGATGTATCTGAACCGTTTGGGTTTCTTATATTAGCGCCAGATGGAAGTAAGATTGTTTTTGCAACAGACACGTATTTTGTTAGAAAGAAATTTATCGGAGTTACTCATTTCATGATTGAATGCAACTATGCGTTAGATATTTTAGATCAGAATGTATCAGCTGGTTATATAGATAACGGTCGAAGAAAACGCCTTTTAACAAGCCATTTCGAACTAGAAAATGTTAAAACATTCTTGAAATTGAATGATTTAAGTCAAGTGAAAGAAACCTGGTTGCTTCATTTAAGCAATCAGAACAGTGATGAGAAAAGATTTAAGCAAGAAATACAATCAATTACAGGTACACCAGTTTATATAGCATAAGGAAGGAGGTAGCCAATTGAATTATTTATCACAGTTACAAGCGTTTAGAGATTACAAGATGTATGAAACTAAATTATCCAGTGGACAAATTGCTTTATGGTACGCATTGATGGAAATAAACAATAAATGTGCATGGATTGAATGGTTTACAGCTGCTAATCAAACGCTTGAAACACTTTCGGGATTATCTAGAGCTGGCATAAATAAAAACAGAAATGTTTTAAAACAGTTAGGTCTAATTGATTTTAAAAGTAATGGTAAAAAAGCTACTTCTTATAAGGTATGTGTACTTTATACGCAAGATAGTATACAAGGGAGTAAACAACAGAGTATACAACACAGTGTACAAGGGAGTATACAAGACAGTAAACAACAGAGTAGTACATTAATTAAACAGAAACTAAACAAAACAGAAACTAAACAGAAACAAGACCAGACGACGACAGCGGATGCGTATTGGCTTCAATTTGTTGAAAATACCGAAAGTCCTTTTATTCTCGAAAATTTAAAAATGTGGGTAGAAGATTTTAAAGGAAACGACGATATTGTTATTCATGGCATTGAAACCATGCTTGCTAACAACGTTCGTAGCTATAAGTATCTGGAAACGATTTTGAAAAATTGGGAATCGAAAGGCTTTAGCATTAGGGCGGATGTTCTTACTTTTGAGGAACAGCGCAAGCAAAAGAAACAGCCAAACCAAGGTGTTAACCGTAAAGAAACCCTTCCAGATTGGGCCAGAGATGATTTTATAAAGCCAGTTAAGATTTATGACGACAGTGAAGAAGCTAGAAAAAAAGCACTAGAGGAGTTGTTGAGCATTGGAGATAATGTGGAACAAACAAATTAGACTCATACCTTTGATTGAGGAATTTCCTTCTTGGCTAGTGAAGGGTTTTTCGGATGATTTTGCGAAGGTCACGAAAAAGGGTTTTTCAATGACATCTGAAAAGGCTGAGAGAGCATTTAAAAATTGTGTAAGACAAGCGCAATTATTTTTGTATCAGCAGGGAAAAGCTAAAAATGGAGAAATTGACTGGGAAAAAACGGGTCAAGAATACCTCGAAGATTTTAAAAAGTGGAATAAGAATAGTTATGAATACTGAAAGAATAAATTCAGAAGAATTAGTTGATATCCTTGATTTTCTTTCAAACTACTGCAGTTCTAAAAACGTTGATGATATCAAAGAGATGGTGACAGATATGGATTTAGCATACTTTCATCATGCAAAAAAGAAAAGAGGTCAAGATCGTGGGATTGGATGAAATTATGGCTGAAATTGACACATTAGTATCGATGTATGATTTTCCGATTAGTGTCCTTCAAGATGTTGAAAAAAGGCTTCTGGATTACCGTGAAGTCAATTATGCAAAACAACAGTTGAGATATTTAACTAATTTAATAAGCGCCGGACTAGTAGAGAGGAGTGGAAAACATGGGGTTAACTGAGTCGCACATGAACTATTACGATGCAAGCGGGCTGGACTTGCCGATAAAAAATCCTAAGCCGTCTACAAATGACAGATATATCAAAGTCGGTGATAAAGTTAGCTGTTTGCTTAAAGACAATAGCACGTTCACCGCGACTGTAGTTAAGTTGATGCAGAAAAGTGCTATCGTTGAGACAGACGAGTTTAAGACAGTAATCAGTTACAAGTCGATGTGGAAGCTATGAACAATCTTAAATGGCAACTCAAACAGTTAGAATTAACCGCTGATTATTTGCTAGATACCAAGAATTTGGCAGCTATCTGGGCGAATATGCATGAGATTGAGAAACCTAAAAAAATTTGGTGGGAGGAATCAAAATGAAATTTAAGTGTATAAGAACATTTGAAATAGACTGCTATGAACTAGATGATGAAGAGTCGTCTTGGATGTTTGAAATAAAAAAAGATAGTTTATGGGAATTGCGAAATAGCTCAGGAGATTACGAAGTCATGTTAGATGATTGTGAAGATGACCGGTGGGTTGGTTTAGATCGTGGGACTTTTAAAAATAATTTTATTAGAATTTTGGAGGAATTAAATGATTAACAGAGTCGTTTTAGTTGGAAGATTAACAAAAGACGCAGACTTAAAATATACACCCAGTGGTGCAGCAGTCGCATCTTTTACAGTAGCTGTTAATAGACAGTTCAAGAACCAAGAGGGTGAACGTGAAGCTGATTTTATCAACTGTGTAGCATGGAGAAAAACTGCGGAAACACTTGCTAATTTTACACGTAAAGGCTCATTAATTGGAGTTGAAGGACGTCTGCAAACTCGTTCTTATGAGAACCAACAAGGTCAGCGTGTTTACGTTACTGAGGTGGTGGTTGATACGTTTTCAATGTTGGAAAAGAAGGCAGATAATGAACAACGTCAAGATTCAGTTAAGCCAGAAACTCAGATTAAACGACCAACTACGAATTATAAACAGAATGATGATCCGTTTGCTGGCAGTCGACCAATCGATATACAAGATGATGATTTACCATTCTAAAATAATAGCTCTGCCGTGTGGGCTACCAGTTTACCTACAGTTCCAAAAAAAAGAACTGGTTGGAGTCGAACCAACAAACCTTGTTAAGTTGATTAGAAAATCTAGTATTGCTACTACGTTTACTATATTTTGCATGTTTATCAATCCCCTTACGTATGTTAGATTCTTTTGGATTGCTAGGAATGTAGTAACACTTAAAACTGCTAGTAAAGCTAAAGCTAGCGCGGAACAAGGTAGCCACGACCATACGGCACAACTATTATTTAGTTAAAAAAAAGACAGGTTCCCCTGCCTAACTCATAAGTATTATAACACGAGGGGGACCATCTTTGGAAATACAAAAAGTGATCGAATTTGAGGATATCGAAAAATTGCTAGGTAGTAATACTGTGGTGATATTTTCTAATGGAGTTATTAAAAAAGTTGAGCTTCCGAGTCATGGAATTATAGAGGTTGTGATACATGACAAGAAGGTCAAACGAGTTAAAGCACACTTAGACGAATTATTTTAAATATAGGTCCCACTGGACATACCAGAGGACACTTTAACAGCGCTTAGGCGTTTGTTGAGGTGTCCTTTTTCTTATTTTGAGGAGGAAAATACACATGAAAAATAATTATAGTGATTTAATTGCAGAATACAAAAATGATTTAAAGCCTATTCGAAAGCTCCATAGTGAAATTGCACAGAAACACTATAAAATTAAGGATAGCAAGGGTAATGTTACAGAAACAGTTGATAATCGCACAGATAAGGAAAAAGCGGACCAAACTATATTGGCTGGAATCATTTCCAGTACCACTTATACCATTGACTGGTTAGAACAGGGATTTGAAAAGAAATTCGGTACGTTAGAAGATATATCGAAGTTATCTAGGAAGCAACGAGAGCAATTGTGGGGCGATATGAACATAGTGGGTATAGATTTAGCTAATAATGTCCCAACTGTAACTATTGAGCCAGAAAACAGCCCCAAAATAGACGAGGATAAGCTCCAAATATTAAATCATATCTTAGAATCGTTAAGTCCAAGAGAAAAAGAGCTATTCTATATATTAAATACTGACTTCCAAACACATGAAGAGGCAGCCGAAACTATGGGTATAACAATTGGATCAGTAAAGCAAATGAGCCAAAGAATTAGTAACAAAATTGATTTTTATTTCAAGTTTGGCAAGCAGACATCATTAGATATTTAAAAAACGGAATTCTTGTCAACCAAAACCCACTAATAAGTGAAGGGTAAATTATTCTTCACATTCGTGTGTTTTTCCTCCTTTTTATCATGGTTGTGCGTGATAGGGTTGTCCTATAGCTCAATTGGTAGAGCAACTGATTTTTAATCAGAAGGTTGGTGGTTCGGGTCCGCCTAGGATAGTATCTTCTAGTCATCATCGACGTTGGGGAAGAAGTTTGAACCTCATAGCCTTTACACGGAGGTTGTGAGTGTTTTTGCAATAAATATCATCGACTTTAAAAAAAAGAAGTAATTTAACAAATAACTTTAAAGTTTAGCCTTAATGTGATATTATTTAGCTATTCTAAATAAATGCATAAGGGGAGAAGTCTATGAATTATAAAATTGACGAAAAATCGAATAAATTAATTGTAAAAGGTATTATGAATGGGTTTGAAGCTTATTTAAATGAAAGAAAACTTAAGAATGAAGAACTAGAAATAAGTGGAGCGTTTGCTTGGACACGTGGGAATTTTATTGATGATGCAATAGCAAAAGAATGTAAATTAAATGGAATGAAGTTCAATAAAAGAACAGCTGGTTATTCTTGGGAATATCTAGACTACGAAGTTGAAGATACAAACGAAAAATATCTAGTAGTAGTAAAAAGTCCGGCTTTTAAAAAGGAATATCAAAAGGAAAATAAAAGTTTTCCAAAAAACTATATAAATCAAATGTCTGAAAGTATCAATGGAGACTTAGTTGAATCAGAAGATTTTAAAAAGTTCGTTGGGAAATCTGAGAATTATACCTTAGAAGTTGGATTACCTTTTAAACAAAGTAAATTAAATTTAGCCCAGAATGAGTATTCTAGATTTTATATAATCGTTTACGATTTTAATGTTGAAAAAAACATTAGTGAAATAGCTTCTTATATTCCAAGTAGTGATGGTACATTATATAAAATAGAAGATTTAACAAGGCATATTGAAGATAGTGGTGTAATTATTACAGATGATTTGTTGGATGCATTGAATAAAGATGAGAACATCAACTATCCAAAAGAAAAAGGTTTACCAGGAGAAGATATTTTCGGATTCAATATTGAAGCTGATAAAAAATAAATAATTGTGAGGTGATATTTTGTTTGTTGGAAGTAAGTTAAAAGACACCAGAATATTACATGGTTTTTCAAGAAATGAACTAGCGCTCTCTGTAGGAGTTACAGAGCAAGCTATATGGCAATATGAACAAAACTCGATACAACCCAAATTTGAAACGTTAATGAAGTTGAGCGAACTATTTTCGGTAGAATCGAAATATTACTATAAAAAAAATTTATTGGACCATGTGACAGATGAAAACAAAATTGCATATAGGAATGTAGATCGTCAACAAAAGAACAAAACTGTATCTGAAGCTTACTATTTAGATTTTGTACACATGATTCTTTCTGATTTAAATAATAACGTACAATTATTCAACAACCAGATGATAATGATAAGAAATATTGTGATGAATAAAAGAAAAAGCGGTTCAAGTATTGAAGAATGTGCAGATATTGCTAGGTCTCAATTAAAAATAATATCGAATCGAGAGTTAATGCTAACTTTGGAAAAAAATGGAATTATCATATTGGAAAGAGAATTATTTAGTACAAAAACAGATGCGTACAGTACATGGGTACAGGAAGTTCCGTACATTGTTTTAAGTAGCAAGAGTAAGTCTTTTGTTAGAAGGAATTTTGATTTAGCTCATGAACTAGGGCATTTATTACTTCATTATGATGAAGACATTACCAGTCTTGATAAAGATGATTTTAAACTAATTGAAAGTGAAGCAAATGATTTTGCAAGTAGTTTCTTGATGCCTAGAGAAGAGTTCCTAGCAGATTTATCAATTATAAAAGGACGAATATCTAACCCTGAATATTATATTGAAATGAAGAAAAAGTATTTTGTATCTATTCAAGCAATGGGGTATAACGCATATAAGTTAGGAGAAATGAGTTATAGACAAAACAGTTATTTCTTTTCTCAAATAAATAAGTTAGACATGCAGAAAGTTGAACCGTTGGATATGGATTTTTTAGTAAAAAAGCCCAAAAAAATAGTGACATTGCTTGATTATCTTGATAAAAATAAACTTTATTCAATCAAAGAAATGTTAATACAGTATGATGTTAAAGTGGAATTTTTCTCTAAGGTTTTTGGAATTTATCCTGAGTTTTTCTATGAACGTATTTCTAAAGAAGTAAGCGTCACTGAACTGTTTGATTTTAAAAAACAAAAAACTTAGCTAATTAATGGCACTCAATCGAGTGTCTTTTTATTTTGCTCTAAATACATAAATTTTAAGGGGGTGGTGTTTATGGCAAAGGAGTTGTCAGAAGCTACAAGACAAAAGTATGATCTATTTGTTGCTGCTTATATTCGTTGTTTCAATGCCACTAAGGCAGCCGTTGAAGCTGGTTATAAGGCAAGTAATGCTAAAAATCAGGGAAGCAATATGCTTACTTATCCCTACATTAAAGAAAAAATCAACGTTGAACTTGGAAGGTTGCGCCAACGCTTTGCTGACGAGGGTAACAGGGCTTTTGCTGACCTATTGAATATTCTATCAGATTTAGATTTAAAACTCCGTAGGCACGACGAGGCGGAGCTGAAGATCAATAAATATGAGAATGAGCTTATTAAAGATAATAATTCGTTTAGCATTTTAAATAGGCAAATAGAAAAGCTAGCTCGTAAACTAAAAGCGATTGATGGTCGTAAGAAAGATAGTAAAGAAGAGAAAAAGATTTTGCTTATTGAAATGGAAGAAAAGCAAGATGAATCATTTCAAATGGGCTTAGATTTACGTGAAAAACGAACGCTGGTTGAAATAGAACATAGCAATATTTTGAAGCCGGCTCAGTGGGAGAAAATGCTCTCTCTTAAAGCTGACGTACTTCAAGATATACTTGATAGAGGTGGATTTAAACCGCCTGACAAGGTAGAACATAGTGGTCATTTAGGCATACCTGTTAATCCAGAACTAACTAAATTAACGAAAAAGGAGCTAGAAGTCATTGCTAAGCAATTTAGAGATGGAAACACTAGCTAAGCAAGCGGAAAGCGTGCTAAATCAAAACTATTTTGACCACTATGTCAAATTTGCACACAACGGACAATACGAACATTTTAGACACACGAAACTTGTATGTAAATACTTGCAACGCATTGCAGATGGGGAACAGCTCGCACTTATGATTGAAATGCCACCTCGGCATGGAAAGTCAATGACAGTGACAGAGTCGTTTCCTTCTTTTTATTTAGGTAAGAATCCTGAGAAGCGAGTTATTACTGCTTCTTATTCAGATAGTTTAGCTAAAAAGTTTGGTAGAAAGAATAAAGATAAGTTTAAAGAATTTGCTGGACCACTAAATAATTTAGAGTTATCTAAAACTAATGCTGCCGTTAAAGACTGGGGTATTGAAGGTCATTCAGGTGGAATGCTTTCAACTGGTGTAGGTGGCTCTATTACTGGTCATGGTGCAGATTTAATGATTATTGATGATCCAATTAAGAACCAACAAGATGCATCATCTGAAACAATTAGAGAGAAAATTTGGGATGAATGGGAGTCTACACTGTCAACACGTTTACATGGTGGAGCTTCTGTTATCGTTGTAATGACTCGCTGGCACGAAGATGATATTATTGGTCGTTTATTAAAACAAAGCGCTCGTCCTTGGATTCGTTTGAGACTACCTGCAGTTGCAGAAGATGAAACAGATTTACTTCACCGAAAAATCGGTGAAGTTCTTTGTCCTGAACTTGGTTATGACGAGAAATGGGCGAAACAGAAGCAAAAAGAAGTAGGATCAAGAACGTGGTCTTCCTTGTATCAACAACGCCCAACTCCTGCTGGAGGAAGCATATTTAAACGTAAATGGGTTAAGTATTATGTGCCAAGTCGAGAAGTAAAAGACCGATTGAATTTATCGGATGAAACGATCATTCTTCCTCGTTTATTTGATAAACAAGTCCAGTCTTGGGATTGCACTTTTAAGGATGCCGAGACCAGTGATTTCGTTGCAGGTCAAGTATGGGCTAAGAAAAAAGCTGATTATTTCTTATTAGCAAGGAGAAAAGAAAAGTTGAATTTCACTGCTACTTTAAAAGCTATACGTGAAATGTCTGAGAACTGGCCCAATGCTAGAGCTAAATATGTTGAGGATAAAGCCAATGGTTCAGCTGTTATTTCAGTATTAGAAAATGAAATATCTGGAATCATTCCTGTTAATCCGGAAGGCGGTAAAGAAGTGAGAGCAAACGCTGTCGCACCAGTATGGGAAAGTGGAAATGTTTATTTACCACATCCCGACTATGCACCTTGGGTAAATGAATTACTTGATGAACTTGAAGCATTTCCAAATGGCGCACATGACGATGAAGTGGATGCTATGACGCAAGCATTAATTAAAATTACTAGTAGTGGCAGAAGTTTGCTAGAAAGATACAGGAATGGTTAAGAAGGGAGTGATTAAGTGGGATCAGCAAAAATATTACTTACTGACAAAAAAGGCAGTATTATCAATGATTTTATGGTTGGAAATGGTAAAGGATATGCTAAAGACAATTTAACTAGGCAAGTGCCAGGACAAAGACGACAATTAGCACCTTCTGATTTAGAAGACCTTTATAGTTCAAACTCTATGGCTGCTAATATTATTGATATCCCAGCAGAGGATGCAACCCGTTCTGGATGGACGTTGAAAATGAAAGATGATAAATTAAAAGCTCTTTATGAATCACGACTTAGGCAATTAAAAGCTAAAGATATGTTTAAACAGTTAAATATATATGATCGTTTGTATGGAGATGGATTTATTAGTCTTGGATTGGTGCAAAATAGCAAATTTGAATTAAGTGATGAAGTTAAATTAGATGATTTAAAGAAAATTACGTATCTGAACGCTTTTTCTAGCAAAAAAATAACCAACAGAGTGATTGATGAAGATGTTTTTAGTCCTCATTATGGTAAATCGGAATTCTTTGATATTAACAATCGTTCTAAAACTGGTGCTGAAATAGCTGGTCAAACACAAGTTTCTGTCCATCATTCACGCTTAATCCATCAACAATCTACAAGGTTTGAGGACGAAATAGAAGGGACTTCACTCTTAGAAGGACTTTATGATATTCTCACAGTAATGGATACTAGTTTGTGGTCGGTTGGTCAAATCATGTATGACTTTGTCTTTAAAGTATTTAAATCTAAAGATGTCGGTGACTTAAGTAAAGCTGATAAAGCTGAGTTAGGAATGCTTATGGATTATAAGTTTAGAACTGAAGCTTTAGCAGTTATCGCAAATGATGAAGAACTTGGTAAAGAATCAACTAATGTCTCAGGTATTAACCAATTGCTCGACTTTACATGGGATTATCTGGCAGGTGCTGCTAGGATGCCTAAAACAGTATTAAAAGGCCAAGAAGCAGGAACTTTAACAGGCGCTCAATATGATGTAATGAACTATTATTCACGTATAGCTTCAATGCAAGAGAACTCAATGCGGCCACAGCTAGAATACCTTGTAAGATTATTGATGTGGTGTGAAGATGAGTGCGGTGGTCGAATAGACCCCGATTCAATCGAATGGTCTATTGAATTTAATCCACTTTGGAGTGTTGATAGTAAAACAGATGCTGAGATTCGTAAACTTACAGCTGAATCAGATAAAATTTATATTGAGAGCGGTGTGCTGGATCCTTCAGATGTTCAAGAAGCAAGGTTTGGTCGTTTTGGTGTTACAGAAACTAGCAAGTTCAATGCAGATTCAGCAGCTGATATTGATAAGTTAGCCGAAGCTGTTTATAAAAAATACAAGGAAAACCGAGCAGATGGCTAGGATACCTCGTACTAGATACCCGTTGAACATCGAAAAAAGTTATGCTAAAAATATAAATCAACTAGTAAATGAGCTTGATTCTCTTGTTTTATATGAGTTTGATAAAATAGTTGCACCTGAGATTGACAAAGAGCGTTTAATTAGTGATGACTCGCTAAATGATTCTATTTTAGATTTCATTAAAAATGCAATAGTAAAGATAAAAGGTTTATTTCTTGGAGCACTTTCCAGCAGAAATTCAACAAAGGCTGCAACTAAGTTTGCTAATTCTTTAAGTAGTGTTAGTAAATCAAACATGAACGCACAGTTTACTTCAAAAGGTATTAATCCAATAAATTCAGAACCTTGGTTAAAAAGTTATCTTGCAAGTAAAATAGCTGAAAATGTTAGCTATATTACAAATATTCGAGATGATTATTCATCTAAAATAGAACAAATCATCTATCGAGGAGTGACAAATGGTCAATCTTCCGCAGAGATGCGCGAAGAGCTGATTAAACAAACTGGAATGGCCAGGAAAAAAGCTGATTTTATAGCGCGAGATCAAACAGGTTCAATGTTGGGTCAAATGACAGCCAAACGACATCAAGAAGCTGGAATTAAGGCTTTTAGGTGGAGCGATAGTGGAGATTCAAAAGTAAGAGATTCACATCGTGAACGTGATGGTAAAATTTATTATTATGCTGAAAATCCATTATTACCCGGTGAAGAATATAACTGCAGATGTGTAGAAGAACCGGTTTTTGATGACGAGCTAGTTCAAATTGAAGCAGAACAGGCATTAAATGAGCTAACTGAAAATGAAGAGTATGCAATTAACACTTATATTAGTTCGGAAGCCTATCGTATAAATGATAAGCTTAGAAATGATTATGATTTAGATGAGAAGGACTCGAAACTTCTTAAAGAATTAGATAGTGCTCTTAGCAAGATGGATAAGTTTGAAGGTGATTTAAATCGATCGTATACCTTTAGGTCGAAAGAAGATTTAATAAATTTTGTTACTCCGTTAAGAATTGGAGAGACTAGAAGATTTAAAGAATACATGTCAACTTCAATCGATGTTTATGATCCAGGTAATCAGTTGCTCCTAATCATTAGAAATGCCAAAAAGGGTAGAAATATTAGTCAAATAAATGAAAATGAGCTTGAAGTCTTGTATGAAAGAGGAGCTACCTTTATAGTTATAGAAAGATACCGACTTGAAACAGGTGTCTTGGTAATTGAATTGGAGGAATTCCATGACTAAAAAATACAAACCTTATGAGCATCCAAGATGGAAAGATAACCCGATAAGTGAACATGTCGGTTTTGTTCCTGAACAACTTTCTAAAGAAGAACAGAAAGAGCGTGACCGTAAAGAAAAAGAGTTTATGGATGGCGTTAATGATCTTGCCAAGACTCTTGAAAAAAATGATTAGGACCTGCTAAATTAGCTAGGTCTATTTTTGTGCCTTAAATTTGAAAGGTGGTGAGGGTATGGGAAAACAGAAAAAAGAAGCGGTTCAAGAAACCGAATCAGCAAGTACAGTGGAGGTTAAGCCAGTTAAAGCTGTAAAGACTCCACCAACTGAATTTATGGAGACTAAGCCGGCAATTCACATTGTAGATGATGGAGAAACGCTTTATTCGATTGCTACAAAGCATCGCATAACTGTAGGATTGTTAAAGGAATTGAATTTCAATGACACAAATCCAAATGTTTATGTTGGGCAACAATTAAAATTAATGGGATAGGGGGCTAAATCTGATGGGACGTGTTAACCTCTATGACAAAGCACTAATTGAAGATTTTAGCGAAACTGATGAGGGCTATCTTACTGTCAAAGCACCAATCACTAGACCGGGCGTGTTTCCTTATTTAACAAAAGATGGAGCTGTAGAAATGCAGGCGAAGCTACCAGAAGAGTTGTTTTCTGATAAAACAATCAAATCTGCAAATGCTAAACCAGTTACAGATGACCATCCACATGAGGCAGTTACTGCGAAGAATTTTACAAAATACTCAAAAGGTATGACTCATACTGATGCAAGGGTTGAAAATAATACTTTAGTCGTGTCATTTACTGTCACAGATTCTGCTACAATTCAAAAAATTAAGGCTGGGAAACGTGAATTGTCAATTGGTTTTAGTGCTGATGTCAAAGACGAAAAAGGGAATTATAGCGGTATGAACTATGATTCTGTTCAAAGAAATATGCAAGTTAATCATCTAGCAATAGTTGATAAAGGTCGGGCGGGTCCAGAGGTTGCAATCCTCAATGATTCTGTCGATTTTGTCATGGACTCAAAAAAAAATAAGCAAAATGGAGGGAATAAAATGCCACAAATTATTATTGATGGTTCCGAGTTTGAAGTAGACACAGCTGTTAAATCAAAATTTGACGCTTTAACTGCACAGGCAGATGCTGCTGAAACTAAAGCAAAAGGATTAGATGCATTGCAGGGGGAACGTGATGCATTAAAAGAAAAATTAGATGCTAAAGAAGCTGAGATTACTGAGCTTAAGAAAAATCAAGTAAACGAAGACGAGATGGATACACGTGTTCAAGCACGGATTGAATTAGTTGAAAAAGCTAAACCTATTCTTGGTGATTCTTTTGAATTTAATGGTAAATCAGATCGTACGGTTAAAGAAGCAGCTATCTTAGAAACAAAAAAAGATTTTAAGGCTGATGGGAAATCAGATGATTATATTGATGCATTCTTTGACTCAATGACTGAACTAGTTGCTGATAAAGGATTCACTCACGGAGTTAATTTCTCTGATGCTAAAGATAAAGAAAAGGCTGCAGATGAAGAAATTAATCAGAAGAAACAAAATCGCTTAAATATGAATAAGAAGGGAGAAAAATAATCATGACAATTCCATACCCACAAAAGTATATGGCTCCAGAGTTAGGTATTGGCAAATTAGCTAACTATCAAAATACACAAGCTGATTCCAAAGCGGTTGGTACGAATAGCATTAAATTCGGACAAGCAGTGCAAGTTACTGAAAGCATCGCAGCACCTTATACTACTGGTAATTTCTTTGGTGTTGCGCTTGCTAAGAATTATGTTGACGAAATCAACTTCAATGATGATAAAAAAATAGGAGAATATCGTCAAGGTGAAATGGTAGCTGTTTTACGAAAAGGATCTATCTGGGTTCAAGTTGACGAAGATGTTAAAGAAGGCGAGTATGCTAGTGTTAAAGCAACTGGTAACTTTGGTAGTGTTTCTACAGCAGAAGACTCAACAGATAAGCCGATTGGTATTTTTCAAACAAGTGCACAAGCAGGCAGCTTAGCAATTTTACAAATTAACTTACCTTAAAAAGGAGGAATAAATAAATGTCAAATCAACCAACAGCAACATTAGAAGCACGTGATTTACAAGCAATTGATAAAGTGCTTTATGAGGCACCGAAAGAGGAGCTTGTCGCACGATTAATTTTTAACATTAAAACAGATATCCATCCAGGGGCAGAAACATATGGTTATAACGTAATGACCCGTAGTGGAGCAGCTAAAATCATTGCTAACGGAGCAGATGATCTTCCGCTAGTAGATACAGATTTACAAAGATTTCAACAACCTATTTATACAATTGCAGCAGGGATTAGAATTAGCGTTCAAGAATTACGTCAAGCGCAATTAGTAGGTCAATCTGTAGATGCAACTAAAACAGAAACAGCTCGACGTGCTATTGCCGAAAAAGAAAATAGTATTATTTTCACAGGTGATCCAAAAGTTAATGTTAAAGGGATCACTAATGCTGACGGTATTCAAGTTGTTAACGTTTCAAAAACATGGAAAACAGCAACAAGTGATGAAATTGTGGAACAAGTACGAACTACTCGGGCAAAAATTACCGTTATTCCAGGGTATCGTACAGCATCGCTTAAAATGCTAGTCTCTTCAACTCAATACGAAGAACTAAATCGTCGTTATAGCGATTTTGATTCACGTACAATCTTAAAAGTTATTGAAGAGAACCAATGGTTTGAGTCAATTATTCCTGTTTCTGATTTAGATAAAGCAGGTACAAATAAAACGGACTGCTTTATTATTATGGATACTCGTTCTTCAACTTGTGAAATTTTATTGCCAATGGATGTTGTACGTTTTGAACAAGAATGGGCTTATCCAAACTGGAAAGTACCATTTGAAGAGCGTTGCGGTGGTGCGTTAATCCGTACACCTTATGCAATTGTTCGAGCAGACGGAATTTAAAAACAAGGAGGGAAAACATATGTTAGTAAAAAATAAAGGAAAATATATTCGTCATTTTGGAAGTATTATGATTATTCCAGGAGGAAACGAATTGAACAAAGAACAGGAAAAAGAATTCTCAAAAGAAATGAAACAGCCGTTAAATGCTGTCTTATTAGATAAAGAAATATTTGTTGTAGGAGGGCTTGACGCTTCAAGTTTTATTGATTTAAATAAAGAGGAAGCCTTAGAACTAATCAGTGATACGTTTGATCTAGCTTTGTTAAGTAAATTTGCTGAGGATGAAAAAGGCAAAGGAAATAAGGCTCGTACATCTTTAATCAGTGCGATTGAAAATCAAATCGAATCAATTAAAAACCCTCCTGAAGACTCTGTTGTTAAAACGGAAGATTAGGAGGTTTTTAATATGTCTAAAACTACAGTTGATAAAGTAAAACTAACGGCCAAAGAAATAGTATCATTAAGTGATAGTGCAATAAGTCTTTTTATTGAAGATGCATTTTTAGATGTTCAAGAGCAAAATTTCCCATCAAATATTGAGGAAAAAGCAAATCGCTATTTAGCAGCACATTTGGCAATAATGAGTGATAAAAATGTCACTTCTGAAGCTGTAGGTTCATTAAAACGAGAATATAGTAGCAAGGATTCTAGTTTAAAAGGCCTTGAATTAACAGCATATGGTCAAGAATTTTTACGCTTAAAAAAAGAATATGTGCGGTCTGGAATAAGCTTGGTGGTGGTCTAATGAAAGTCACAAATGATTTTTCAGGTATGGAGCATGTGCAAAAAGAATTAGAAAAGCTAAACAACCAAAGCCTTCAAATTGGTGTGTTTGGCGAAGATGATTCTTTTATGGCTATGATTGCAGGTGTCAACGAATTCGGAATGACTATACATGCTAAAAAAAAATTCATGGTTATTCCGCTTAAAAAGAAATACGCCAAAGCGAGCCCAAGAAGTTTCGACTTATTTTTCATGAAAACTAAAGAAGGTCATGCATTTTTATGTAGAAATGTTGGCAAAGATAAAGTTGAATTCTGCTATATGCTAGTCAAGTCCGTAACAATTCCAGAACGTTCATTTTTAAGATCAACATTTGATGAAAAAGAAGAAGAGTGGCAAAAGTTCTTTTCAAAACAAATAGATGACTTGATAAAAAGCGCTAGCTCAGCTGATTCAATATACGAACGACTTGGAGCAAAGGCAGCTAGTGATGTTCAAAAGAAAATAAAAAGCATTTCTAGTCCATCTAATTCACCTACAACGGTAGCTTCTAAAGGGACTAATAACCCTTTAATTAATACTGGAAGATTAAGGCAGTCGGTTACTTGGAAGGTGGTTTAATCAATGAAAAGAATGCTATTTGCTTCAATTGTTGAAAATTACTCGGTTCCATTTCAACTTATAGTGCCAACAGACGAAAAAAGTGGTCATTATGAATTTGGTGAATGGGTTCGTGATGATAAACCGCCAGTTGATAAAAATGGAGCAATTCTTCCTATAAAAGATAGCTCTATTTTTAGAAGCGGTGGTACATTGACTGAGAACGATCGTCAGCTTTTTATTGCTGAAGCAATTCCTCTTAGTTCAATTGTAATTGATGGTCCTAACCAGTATAAAGTTGTTAGTGTTGATCCATTTTTAGAACATTATGCAGATGTGAACATTTATTACTTGAAGGCGGTGGATAAAATTGGAAAATACCTATGATTATAAAGAGCTAGTCAATTTTTTAATTGAATCAGTCCATTCGTTTTCAGGTAAGGAACTAATCGAAAGCAATACAATTGGAAACATTCCTGATTATCCATATTGTGCTTATACAATAATCTCTCCTTATATTCCTATCACGAGTGATATCGTCACTGGGGAGCAATTCGAGTGCGTTGTATCGTTGACATGGCATTGTTTATCTGGTTTAGAGGCATTAATGTTTGCCGGGAAAACAAACAAGTATTTTAAAACATTTGAGGTGCAAAGATTACTCGAGCAAAAGAAAATTGTTTTTGTTGGGGCATCTAGTAGCGGTCAGCGAGATAATTTTTTAAGTATTGAGTACGAACGATTGGCTGGATGTGATTTAAGATTTAGAGTAACAGATCAGTATCAAGACGATGTATTAGAAATAGAAAATATAGAATTATAGGAGGGAATAAAATAATGGTAGAAGCAATTACAGATGTAACAGTATCTATTAACGTTCAACAACCACAGCCAAAAATCGGTTTAGGTATTCCAGCTATTTTTACCACAGGAGTGGATCAAAGTTATAAGGAATACACTAGTTTAGATAGTTTGAAGAAAGACTTTGGTGAAGATACAGCTGTTTATAAAAAAGCCAAAGCGGTGTGGGCACAAGTAAATATGCCTAAAACAGTTGCAGTTATCACTTATAAAGCCAGTGTAGAAGGAGTAGAGCCTAAAGGTTCAAATAATATTGTTAAAGCAGCTGGAGACTTTTTCTTTGAAAATTGGCATTTTGCAGTGTTAAGTGAATTTGATTCAGCAGTTGCATTAGCATTAAGTAATTTTATTGAAGAAAAAAAGTTTAAATTTTTAGTGTTACAAGTGATAAAATCAAGTGATTTAACCCCATTCGCCAAGAATTCATTAACGATTGGTTTAGTTCATACGTTAGTAGAGGAGCAACTAGATGCGGCGTTAATTGGCAACACAGCGAACTTAACTGTAGGTTCCGTTACTTGGAAAGGACGACCAAACTTAATCGGAATTACAGCTCAAAAAATTACAGTTTCTGGACTTGAAGAAATTCATAGTGTTGGTGGTTTAGTTTATGTTGAAAAGGCAGGGATTTCACAAACATCAGAAGGTAAAACAATTTCTGGTGAGTTTATAGATGCATTACACGGGGATCATTGGATTAAATCAAATATTGAATCACGTTTACAACATTTACTATCTAGTACTGATAAAATCACATTTGATAGTAACGGGATTGCTTTACTTCGTAATGAATTAACGACTGTATTTGAAGAAGCATTTACAAATGGAATTATTGATGTTGTTGACGAAACTGGCAACGGCAACTATTCTATTACGGCATTACAACGTACGGATTTAGATGCTGGAGATATCGCAGCTAGAAATTACAAGGGACTTTCATTCACCTACAAACGTTCTGGAGCAATCCATTCTGTTGATGTTCGTGGAACGATTGAGGTCTAAAAAAGGAGGAATTTAAAAGATGGATGAAATGTTAACTTATGATGCCCGTGCGGTATCTGTAATCGTAGATAGTATTAACTTGTTTGGATTTGGCGATGGAGACATGGTTTCATGTTCTAAAGATGCCAATAATGCTGAGATTAAAACAGATGCACAAGGACAAGCGTCAGCTGCTATTAACAATGATAATTTAGGTACAATCAAAGTTGATTTAGCTCAAACGTCACCTTGTTATCCAAAGATGATGAAGATTGCGAATGAAAAGAAAATTGTTCCAGTTCGCGTTGTGAATGGAACTGAAGTAATCGGTGGTTCTAAAGCGATTGTTGAAAAATTACCAGATGCAGGATTTGGCAAGTCTGTAGGCACTCGATCATTTAGTTTTAAAGTATTAGATTACAAACATACAGTTGATTGAAGCACTCTTGATTGAGTGCTTTTTTATTTTTATTAAAAATTAGGAGGAATTCATAATGACAAAAAAAGACGAAACAATTAAAGCAGTGGAAGCTAAAAATGCAATTTCAGAAGTTGAGAAAAGACCTTTAAAAAAGTTTGGCAAACAAGAAACGATAGAGATTGAAGGTATTGAGTATACATTTCAGTTTCCAGGCATCCGCAAAGCTCAACAAATTTTAGATTCATCAAAAATGCTTAATGGGGTTATTAGTGATGAGGCATATAATCATCAATTAATGGAAACAGTAATTGTTGAGCCTAAAACTAATTGGGATTATTGGGATGAAAATAGTGGATATCGGGAGGTTATGGCATTAGCTGACAACTTTCTTGGAAGAATGTTCAACTAGTCCAGATAATCGATTAATTGAAAGGGAAGTCAATAAAGATTATGGTTATTGGCTTCCAGTGATTGCAGGAATTGCAACAAAAGAAGAAATAGCAGTTGCTACTGCTAATGAATTAGCAACATGGAACCAAGTTTCGATAGAAAAAATAAAACTTATGAGAGGTGGTTTGTGAGATGTCTGGAGCACTAAGAAAAACAGTTATTGAAATAGATTGGAAGATTAATAATGATGGTTTACGTCAAGCAAATACAGAAACCGAAAGATTAATTCAACAAGCCGGCAGAGCTGAACAATCGTATAGATTGACTGACTCTAGCATTGACTCAACTACTTCTTCATTAAGAACGATGAATGATACGACACGTGCGACAACGACTAATGTTGTTGAATTAGGTAGTCGTACGCGTTCTACATACAATGGAGCAAGAGACTCAATTAGAGATACTGCTCGTGAGTTAAATAGTCAGGACAGGGAGGTACAGGAGAGTACTCGAAATATCCGCTCATTTGGAAATATTGGTAGAACAGCATTAGCGCAAATTGGCCAAGGCGCAGAAACAGCTAAAAGTAAACTAGTTGCTATTGGTGATTCTTTAGATAACGTTAACTCTAAAATTCAAAATGGATTTAAAATGGTTGCGCTTGGTGCAGCAGTGGCAGGAGCGGGTTTATTAGCTGTTGGAACTTTTGCATTTAATGCAGCATCCAATACAAACGAATCATTGAATAAGGTAGAAGTTGCTTTCGATGACAATGCTAATGTGGTGAAAAAATGGTCTGAAACTACGCTAGATAAAATTGGGTTAGCAAAGGGTACTGCATTGGATTTAGCAGCAACTTTTGGAGATATGTCGACATCAATGGGATTTAATACTAGTGAAGCTGCTAAAATGTCAACAGGTATGGTTGATTTAGCTGGAGATTTAGCTTCATTTAAAAATATTGATATTAATAGAGCTTACACAGCACTAAATGGTGTATTTACAGGCGAAACAGAGGCTTTAAAATCACTAGGAATTGTAATGACACAGACGAATTTACAACAATTTGCTGTGAGTAGCGGAGCAATACAAAATGAGCAAGATAATTTAGCAGTTGAAAAAAGTTCGATTGCACGAGAAAAAGCACAAAAAACACTTAATACCGCTATCAATAAACATGGAGCTAATTCTCTTGAAGCAAGGGATGCGCAATTAAAATTGCAAGAAGTTGAAAAGGCGGCAAATGAAACAGCTGATGTTTCATTATCTAAACTATCACAAGAAGAACAGGTGCGTTTACGCTACAACTATGTATTGGATAAAACTAAAAATGCACAAGGTGATTTTGCAAACACAAGTGATCAAGCAGCCAATGCTACTCGTGTATTCACTGAATCCGTTAAAGAATTAGCAAGTGATGCAGGTCAAAATCTATTACCTATTTTTACACCGTTAATTGTGAAAGCTTCGGACTTTGTTAAAAATGCTGATTTTATTCCAGGATTATTTAAGAAAATTGGAGATGCGTCAAAACCAGCAATGGAAACTGCCAGTAAATACTTTGGTATCGCAAAAGATTATTTTGTTGATGAATTCATTCCGACTGCGGTTGCTGTTGGTGAAGCAATTGGACCGGGTATTGTTGAAGGTTTAAAAGCGACTGGAGATGTTATTTCTGGAGCTATGGAGAATGTAATTAAACCAGCGGTTTCCTTTGTTAAAGATTTTACAGATAAACATCCTGATAGAATGAAAAGTATTGGGAAATGGGCAGCTATTGGAATTGCTGGTTTATTTGGATTTAGTATAGTAAGTAAGCCGATTTACAATGCAACTACTAAAGTTCTAGGTTTAATCGCTATGTTGAAAAGAATTGGGCCTGCAAGTATACAAGCTGCACTTGAAACATCAGCATCCATGAATGTTATTGGGCAATCTAGCTCTGGAGCTTCAGCGACAAGCTCAATTGCAGGTACGGCAACAGCTCCGGTAACGGTTTCTAAATTTAGTAAATTAAAGAATTGGTTCATCCGTGGTGGTTCGAGTGGAGCCGCCGCTTCCGCTCCTACGACAGTGTCAGCCGTTGCGGCTAATACTGGAGTTATTGCCAAAGGGATGGGCGCTTTAAAAGGTATTGGAAAAGCTATTCCTGGTTTTGCCTACTTAGGTGCTGCAGTAAATTTAATTGGCACGAACAAAAAAAATGTAGGTGAAAAAGTTGGCGGTTCTGGCGGAATGCTCGCTGGGGCGGGTGTAGGAGCTGCGATAGGAACTGCAATTGCTCCAGGGATAGGTACCGTAATCGGTGGGGCTATCGGTTCTTTTGCTGGTTCGGAATTTGGTAAGAAATTTGGCAAATATATACAAAAAAATTGGAAATCAATTACTAAGTTTACTAGTAATTTATGGGATTCAGCAAAAGATAATGAGATGGTTGGTTGGTACTTTAAAGGCGTTGAAAAGGTAGCACAATCTACTGCAACTGGGATTGGAAAAATGTTCAAGGATCCTTTAGAGATTGAAATAGAAACGCAAGGTGTTAGCAAAAAAACAGCTAAATCTGTAACAGAATATCTAAAGCAAGATGAAGAGCTATCAGCCAAACGTGCTTTTGAGAATGTAAGTGGTACTGCTCAATCTGAAGAAGACTATAAAAAATCTGTTACTGTTCGTGATGAACAAAAGAAACAAATTTCTGGGAAAATAAATGATAAAAAAGATAAATCTCTATCAAATATAAGCCAATTATCTGATATGGGATATCTTGATGGTGAAACATCTAAAAGTGCAAATGAGTCTGCTAAAAAAACAGCTGAAACAAAAATAAGAGAAGTCGAGCAAACTAATAACGAGTTAAAGAGGTTAGAAGATTTAAGCTTTAATGAACAAATGGAAGTGACAAAAAAGTTTGAAGATCAGATAAATCAAATTAAGAAAAAAGCTAAAGAAGAGGGAAAAGAATTAACCAGTAGTCAACTTGACGAGATAACTTCACTTGAAAAGCAGGCTGCGGAAGAAAGAAAAGAAATTGGGAGAAAGTATGAAACGGATATAACTAATAATCAGCAGAAACAAAAAGAGCAGGCCATTGGAGCCTTATCTGAATCTGCAAAAGAACAAAAAATAATTTTAGGTAATTTACAAAATGAAGCGGGCACAATAAGTGCGAAACAAGCAGCGGATATTGTACAACAGTCTCTTAATGCAAAAGATGGTTCAATTAATGCAGCAAATGAAAAATTTGATAAAGCTAAGGCACTGTTAGACGAAGAGTTGTATGTTTCAGGCACAATAAATCAAGAGAAATATGACCAAGCAATTGAATTGGCAACAAAACAAAAAGAGGATTCTATTACACAAGCAACAGAAACTCATGAAGGGGTTGTAAATGAAGCTAAAAAACAAGCTGAAGGTCATATAGCACAAGTAGATTGGGAAACCGGAGAATCATTATCAAAATGGGATAGGTTTGTTGCTAATTTAGCACTTGTTGTAAATGGAATTACAGGTGGAATAAATGATGTATTGAAATTTTTAGGAATTCCTGAAATACCCACATGGACTCCGAAAGGTTATTTAAATAATACTACAATTTCAACCTATGGCCAACCAATATCAGGAAATATGGCTATGAATTATCAAGGACATCAGAATTTTAATGGCGGGAGTTCATTAGTAGGTGAAGAGGGGTTTGAATTAGCTTATGATAAATCAACTTCAACGGCCCGTATTTTAGGCGCTAACGGTCCAGAAATAGCCAATATTTCAGCTAATACAAAAATTTTAAATCATAATGATTCTAAAAAAGTTGTAAGTGGTGGTTTAGGAAAAGGATCTGTATTACCAGGTTTTGATAAAGGAAACTCTGGTATTGGTGAATTTTTAGGAAATGCAAAGGATAAAGTTGTTGATACGGCACAAAATATTGGTGGAGCTATTTCAGGAGCTGCAAAAACTGCCTATGATTGGTTAGCTGATCCAATTGGAAAAGTAACTGAATTAATTACTAAGAATAATAGTTTTAAAGAAGGTAAGACTATTGATGGTTTAGGTTATGGTGTAGTTTCCAAAATCGGTGAAGGTGCTAAAACTTGGATACAAGACAAATTAAGTAGCTTTAGTATTAGCCCGCCAGGTGAAGGTGCTGAACATTGGAGACCTCTTGTTACTAAATCACTAGTGGCAAATGGATTGCCTGCTAACGAAGCTTATATTAGCGCGTGGTTACGGCAGATTCAATCAGAAAGTGGTGGTAATGAAAAGGCGGTTCAAGGTGGTTATACAGATGTAAACACTTTAAGTGGTGATTTGGCTAAGGGCTTATTACAAACAATTTCTGCAACCTTTGGCGCTTATAAACATGCTGGTTATGACGATATTTTCAACGGTTACGATAATATGCTTGCTGCAATGAACTATGCTAAAAATCGCTATGGTGCTTCTACAATGCTAGGTGTCATTGGTCGTGGACACGGTTATAAAAATGGTGGACGCCCACCGATTAATAAATCTATCTTGGTTGGTGAGGATGGTCCAGAGGTTGTCGAAATGGATTCACCTGGCACTATTCATTCAAATAGTAGAACTAAAGAATTATTGAATAATCCAAAAGGTAACAACAAAGGCCAGACGATTAACTTTAGTCCAGTAATCAATATTTCATTAGGCAACAATTCAAGTGGAGTCAGTGAATCTCAGATCAAAAAAGCTGTAGATGAAGCTTTAGATAAAGCTTTTGAAACATTTAGACGTCAATTCGGAACAGGGGTGGCATATTAAAATGGCTAAGTTAGATGGAATCTATATTGTAAATGAAACGGATTCAGCAACATACTCAGTTAATGTGACTGAGTATCCAGTTGAAGAGGGTATGCCTATATCGGATGCGGTAATCAGAGTGCCAGAGACCTTTTCAATCTCTGGTTTTATTATTTCTAATAATGCTGAAGGAGATTTAAATAACCTAAAATCCAAAATGGGAAAAGGAACAATTTGTAAATACGTTGGACGAATGATTGCCAGCGATGTTCTTATCACAGATATTTCAGTTAGTTATGCAAAAGAAGTTAGGAATGGCTTAGGCATTACAGTTAGTCTTAAAAAAATTAGAGTTCCTAAAAGTCCATGGATAAAAAAAGTAACGCAACCTTCAAATTCGGGTAATAAACCTGTGATTTCAACAAGTAGTAAACTTTTTCATCTTGTAAGAGCAGGTGACACGTATTGGGGAGTTTCCCAAAAGTATGGAAAAAACCTTAATACTATTATGAATTATCCTGAAAATCCTTGGCCAGCTCGCGTAATTCCTATAGGAGTGAAAATTAGATATCAGTAAAAAGAGATTTAGAAAGGAGATCAACTAATGAAATATAACTCAATGATTAATTTCAGTGTGGAAGAGATTCCAGTTATTTTTGAAGTTAAGTTAGGCAATACTATTTATTTAATGGGAATAAACTATAACGATAAATATGACTACTTTAGTATTGATCTATACGAATTAGATAAAACCCCAATTATTTTAGCAGAAAAACTTATTTTAAATCAGCCCTTATTTGAAAATTTAGTTGATAAGCGTTTGCCAGCTCCAACTATCATCCCTTCAAATATTGCAGGCATTGAAACACGAGTTAGTAAATCAAATCTTGGTAAAACAGTGTTTCTTTATATCGATGATGGGGGTGAAGAGGATGGTTGATTTAGAAAAAAAACTATTAGATGTGCATTTTCAAGATGTTGGAGCAGGTAATTTTGTGATTTATAGACTAGACAATCTAGAGATTCATGTAGATATTCCATTTGATGATGATCCAACACCGAATGAATGTGCTGTCAGTATTTTCAACTTGAGCCAATCTTCCGTTAGTAAAATAAAAAAAGGCATTAATATGTCAGTTTTTGCAGGAACCCCAAAAGATTGGGGCGCTTTGTTAGAAGGAGCTGTGGCCAAAGTTGAAACAAAAGTAAATGGACCCACAAAAGAAACAATTATTACACTTGTAGATTACTTTAATTTCAATTCAAAACCTACTAATATAACCTTTTCAAATGATACTAGAGCTTCAACAATATTAAATCGTTTATGTAGTGAGCTAGGTACTGCACCAGCTGTATTGGAATTGCCCGAAGATAAAATTTACACTAGTGGGTATAAGGTGAGTGGAACTATTAGTGATGCTTTTAATGAAATTATTGCTGATTGTAAAGCTTCTATGTATATCCGAAGAGGTCGTATTTATATCCGTGATTTAAAAAAAGGTGATGATGAACGCTTTAAGTTAAGTAGTGCAACTGGCTTAATCGGGTCGCCTGAACGAGTAGAAACTGAAGATTACAAAGGATACAACATCCGATGCATATTACAACATAAAATAAGTACCGCAAGTATCATTGAATTAGATACTAAAAATGTAAAAGGAACCTTTAGAGCTAAGTCAGGTAGGCATAGATTCGATGGATCTTCTTTTACTACAGAAGTGTTGGTGATTGAGTGAGTAATGCTAGTATGTTTTTTGAAGAATACAAAAGAAATATTTTGCAAAGTATCAACACATGCAGTCTAGGTAGGATAGTTTCTATAAATGGAAATAAGGCAAATGTTCAACCGCTTTTTATGATGAAAACTGAATCTGGAAAATTGTTAAAACAAACAATAATTAATGGTGTACCAATTACGAAGCATTGTATTGATGATGCAACTGTTGGGGCTACAGTGGTCTATATTGCGGCTCAACGGTCAATAGCAAATATGAATGGTAGTAATTTTATCGATCCAGCAGCACATTCTCTAATGAGTGATAATGATGCAATTATTTTGGGGGTGTTGTGATGAAGAGTATTTTATTAACCAGTGATGGAGATATTAGTATTAGCAGTGGCTTGTTTTCCCTGATTAATCTGGAAGAGGAAGTGCGTCAATCTATTCAATCGCTATTAAAAATTCGATTGGGTGAATTTTATTTAGATGAGCATGTTGGGTTGGATAGATCAAATTTATTAGGTAAAGAGTTTAACGCTGATGAGGCTAGGGACAATTTAATAGAATGTATATCTCAAGATGACCGAGTAGAAGTTGTTAATGATTTAAGAATACAAGTTCAAGGTAGACTAATGTCTATTACGTTTGAAGCTAAACTAGTTTCTACTGAATATGAAATTGATTCAACAGTGACAGGGGAGGTACAATTAAATGTTTAACGAGAAAGGTTTAAAAATATTAACTTATTCTGAACTACTAGATGAAATGGAACTCAAGGCTAAAGACCTATTTGGTGAAGATATTAATACTAGAAGTTATACACCACTTGGTATTATTCTTAGAATTTATGCTTATTTTTTATCCATTATTTGGCAAATAATTGAAAAGGTATACTTTTCAGGATTTATTAAATCAAGTGAAGGGATTCAACTTGATCGTCATGGAGGCAATAGAAATATTCCAAGAAATGCTGAGAAAGAAAGCACTGTTTTTTTGAATATAACAGGAACATCGGGTTATGAACTTAAAATCGGTTCTTTTTTTGAAACAGCCAGTGGGATTCGTTTTTTTACTATTGAAACAGCAATTTTAGATAGCAAGGGTATTGCAAACGTCGAAGCGATTTCTTTCAGTAAAGGAGCAATTAACAATGTGCCAGCAAATTCAATTACAGTTATTAGTGAACCAATTGAGCAACTTTTATCTGTAAACAACTTAAAAGAAGCAACAGGCGGAATTGATGAAGAAAGTGACCTAGCATATCGTCAACGTCTAATAAAAGGAAACTTAGCACAGAATAATGCCACTGTAGATGCGATTATTTCAAAGGTAAGTAATGTTTCAGGTGTTGTGAGCGTTCAAGTGAATGTTAATAATACAATGACTGAAAAAAATGGAATTCCACCTAAAACAGTAAACATTTTAGCTGTTGGCGGTAATGACTCTGATATTGGAAAAATGATCTTTAATACTATTGGTGCAGGTGTTGGTACTGTTGGTGAAACGAAATATATTGCTACAGCATTAGATGGTAATAAACACGAGATTAATTTTAGTAAAGCTACTACCAAATTAGTTTATATGAAAATTGAAATCGAATCATCCAACCTATTTCCATTAGATGGAATTCAAAAAATGAAAGATTCGATTATTGAATTCATTGGTGGAAGTGATTCTAATGAAAAATATCATAATGGATTAGGACTATTAGAAACACTAGTTTATACAAAATTATTCCGTCAAATATACGAGATTCCAGGTGTATTAAATTCAACTGTGAGAATCGGATTGAATCAAAATAATCTAACAAGTTCTGATATTCTAGCACCATCTAAAGCTATTTTAATTACTTCTATAGAAGCAATTGAGGTGATTGTTCATGCTCAATAAGATGTTAAGCATGATTCCAGATGCTTTTGCAAAAACTAAAGAATCTAATTTTGGAAAATTGTTCGTCCTATTAAATCAACAAGTTACTGATGTGAGTTCCACGGCAGAACAGATTGAGAGTTGGCGCTCAATTAATAAAGCAGAAGGCGTAGTACTTGATAAAATTGGTAGTGATCTAGAACAATATCGGGGATTAGCAGATGATGAGATTTATCGTTTATTGATTAAGTCACGCATTATCCGAGCACAAAGTTCGGGTACTTTTGATGATATTATTCAAGCAATTTGCGCAACGGTTAACTGTAAAGCGACTGATATTAGCATTATTGCCGCTGTCGAAAGCGAAGATAGCAATTTAAATAGTGATCCACTAGCGGTCGTTATTGAACGAATACCGTTAGGGGCTCTTAATGCTATAGGTATGAATGTTGGTACTTTCACTAAAATTGTTGAACATTCAGTTGTCGCAGGTGTTCGTGTGGTTTCAATAAATTTAGAAGGGACGTTTGAATTTAGTGAAAACTACAATGATTATAGCGAAATACAAGGATTTGCTAATGATGAAGGAACAGTCGGTGGATTTTTCGGCGATACGTATCTAGATGATGGAGTAGACTTACCGATTTAAATTTGAAAGGAGATATAACAATATGGTTTTAAAAAATAATATTCCTGAATGGAAAAATGAAGGAATTGAGCCTTCAGAGAATCTTAAAGTAGAAGGACATAAGGCAGGAGTTAAACCTCCAGCATCTTTATTTAACTGGTTCTGGTATAGAGTATCCGAACTTATGAAAGAGGTTAAAGAGCGTGTTTATACGAAAGATGAAACGTATACTCAAGATGAAGTTAACAGTGAACTAGAAAAAAAGGCAGAAAAGAGTTTATTTGAGAACCATACAAGTAATAAAAATAACCCACATGGTGTTGATAAAATACAAGTAGGTTTAAACAATGTAGACAATATTAAACAGGCAACTAAAATGGAATTTGATTCGCATAGTAATAACAAATCCAACCCGCATGCCATATCGAAGGTACAGATTGGGTTAAGCAATGTAGACAATATCCAACAAGCTACTAAAATAGAATTCAAGGCTCATAACGCGGATACAACGAAGCATATTACTTCTATTGAACGAAGCAATTGGAATAGTAAGGCTACAGGAAACCATGCTCACAACTTTAGTGAAATTAATAATGTTCCAAGTGCTTCAACAGCTCTATCAGGAATTACAAAATTAACTGATTCAGTATCTAGTACAGATATCGTCACTGCTGCAACTCCAAAGTCTGTAAAAATTGCCTATGATACAGCAAAAGCATGTAAAGCAGCCTTGACCGCGCATATTGTTAATAAATCAAATCCCCATAATGTGACATCGGAACAAATAAATACTTTGCCTATTTATTCTAAAAAATCTACTGATGATCCCTCTCAATATCCTATGGGATTAAGTCAAGTCATGGTACAAGCTGCACAAGGATGGGATAGTTATGGTCAGGTTGTTACGTTTAAGTCTTACAGTTCTTCAGATGGTGGTGCTTATCAGCAGTATGTTCCTTATGATTCAAGTATGGGTGGGACAAAAATAAAATTTAGAATTGGTTCATATATCGGTGGAACAAATCCTGGTCGTGGTGGCTGGTCAGAATGGCAGAGTTATACGACAATAACTGATTTTGAAAATCATACGAGCAATAAAAATAACCCACATAGTGTAGACAAAATCCAAGTAGGACTTTCAAATGTCGATAATAGTAAACAGGCTACAAAGATAGAATTTGATAGTCACGTTACTAGTAAGACCAACCCACATTCGGTTACGAAGGTGCAGGTTGGACTAAGTAATGTTGATAATATTCAGCAGGCAACAAAAGCGGAATTTAATTCTCACAATACAGATACTACTAAACACATTACAGATACCGAGAGAATCAATTGGAATAGTAAAGCTACTGGAGATCATAGTCATAATTTTAGTGAAATAAAAAATGTGCCATCTGCTTCATCATCTATTTCAGGAATTACAAGGCTTGTTGATTCAGTTGTAAGTTCAGATATTTCATCCGCAGCTACTCCAAAATCAGTTAAAAGTGCGTACGATGCTGCAAAATACAGTGAAGCGCAGTTAAATACACATTCATTAGATAAAGACAATCCACATAGTGTTACCAAAGCGCAAGTCGGAATGAGTAACGTTGATAACGTTCAGCAAGCAACAAAAGTTGAGTTTACAGCGCATTCAACTAACAAATCCAATCCTCATGCTGTAACTAAAGCACAGGTTGGACTAAGTAATGTCGATAACAGTCAACAAGCAACTAAAGTAGAATTTACAGCACATATATCAAATGTTTCGAATCCTCATTCAGTCACGAAGGAGCAAGTAGGTCTTTCGAATGTTGATAATAGTCAACAAGCAACCAAAGTGGAGTTTAATTCACACGCTATGGATACTACTAAACACATTACTGCAGCAGAACGAAATAGTTGGAACGCTAAACAACCTGCGGTTACTGATACAGGCTGGGTTAATTTGGTTATGCAAAATGGATATACTGCATTAACTGCAAATCCATTAAAAATTAGAAAAATAGGGAATATTGTTCATCTTTGTGGAATGATAAATGCTCCAGGTTCTACAAATGGAAAAACAATTGCACTAATCCCTGCTATGTTCAGACCTTCTCAAGATGAAAATATAGATGCTATACTAGCTTATAATAATGCAGGAACTCAGTATGCCTCTTTTGTTACAGGACCTTCTATGGATTTAACTTGCATATATTCAACGATGAATAGTAATATAGTTGCGTTTAATGGAACATGGTTTGTTGGATAATAAATAGTAGAAAGTAGGTGGGGAATTGGTAGATGGTGAAGAACAATTATGGAGAGATATCCTTGTTAAATTAGCTCGCATCGAGGAACAAACTAAAGGACTTGATGAATTAACAAGGGATGTGAGCCGGGCTTTAGCAATATCAAAAGAAAATCAAAAAGCAATTGTAGAAATGAAAGCGAACAATAAATGGGCATGGGGATTTATCATCACCATTGGCATTTCATTTATTACTTATTTCATTACAAAATTATAATTGAAAGGAGGTGATTTGATGAAAGTAAATTGGAAAGTCCGTTTTAAATCAAAAGCATTTTGGGTTGCAATTGTGCCAGCCTTCTTATTGTTAATTCAATTATTGTTAAAGCCTCTGGGATTTAATTTAGACATTGATTTTCTAGGTGGTTATTTCTTAGATGTTGTTAATGCAGTATTTGTATTACTTACAATTTTAGGAGTTGTGAATGATCCAACTGTTTTTGGTTTTAAAGACAGCGAGCAGGCGTTAAATTATGAAGAACCTAAAAAAGACTAGCTCCCGAATTAATTTGGGAGCTATTTTTTATATCAAAAAAAGGAGAGTGTATAGATGAATGGATTTGAACTAGTTTTAACAATTATTAGTAACATGCATTTAGTGATTGCTACAATTACAATTTTAGTGATTCAAGCAATAAAAATGATGGAAAAGGTTGATACAAAATTATTGCCGATTTTATCGTTAGTGACTGGTGGACTTATCGGTGCGATTGTTAGTATTGCTGGAAACGCTGATTTCACGCAATCGATTGCCCTTGGGATCATTAGTGGAGCAATTGCCAGCGGTATATTTGATGCATTATCGGCATCGAATAATTTATTGGGAAATTGGATTAAAAAAAATAGCACAATTGGAAAGGATGATAAATAATGTTGCCAATTCAAAGACAAATTTCAAGATTTAATTTCAACACAGGGAATAACATTCAAAAAATTGTTATTCACGATGTAGGTACAGTGTCTACCCCAAAAAATAATGCTGATTATTTTGGTGGGGGTGATAGACAAGCTTCGGCACATTATTTTGTTGATGGTTTTTCAATCTATCAAGTAGTAGAAGATTCAAATTGTGCTTGGCATGTTGGGGATGGATCTGGTAAGTACGGAATTAGAAATAATAACTCAATCGGAATTGAGCAATGCTTGCAGGGTGATGGAACTATTTCAGAGAAAACAAAAGTCAACACATTAGAATTAACGAAATATTTGCAAAAAAAATATGGTATTTCTGATGCGAATGTAGTGCGACATTATGACGCATCTCGCAAGATTTGTCCACGTGCTTACTCCGGGAATAATTGGGCTTTGTGGTGGAACTTTAAAGAGCGCTTAACAGGAACAGTTTTAACATCACCAACTACACCTGTTGGTCAAATCAGAGTTGGTTCGCAAGTGACAGTTGCAAAACATGCATCTGCATATGCACCAAATTTGAATGGAAAACAAGTTGCTATCGCTAGTTTTGTACGCGGTAGTACCTATAAAGTTTTAGAAATTGCGAATGTTAATTTCAGTAATTCAAAACGAAAATTTTTACTAGACGGGATCATGTCATGGGTACTTGAACAAGATATTATCGGTGGGCAATCGTTACCAAATCCAAATCAAGAAAAACCGACACCAGCACCAAATGGTTTTTCTTATGAAAAACTTGAATCTGGATTTATGTATTCCACTGAAGATAACTGGGTTAAAAGAACGCCAACTAAGAATGCGCCAATTTTGGAATGGCACAAAAATGGTAATAGTCCAATTAGATATCATAAAATTGTCTGGAACGATGGATTGGTTTGGTTGCAATTAGATTATTGGGCAGGCGGTCAAGCGTATGTTGCTTATGCAGATGCAGGTCCTAACAATACTTTTGGTCGCAAGTACGGTTACTGTGAATAAAAATAGCCCACTTTAATTAGTGGGTATACATACTAATTAATAAGTTTTAATATTTAAACATATGTGAGATAGAAACCAGTTTAATTAATTGACGAGAACGTATGTTCTGTGATATAGTATAAGTACCTCTAAAAGGTTATATAAGTTAATTGGGATAAAAATATATCTTGTATTTTTATCTCTAATTTGATTTAATTAAATTAACTTATATAATAAATATTATGTGATTAGGGGGAATGAATATGAATTTAGAAGACGTGAAAAATATTGTTAATAATGTTGACCTTGAATTTGCTGGTTCTGTAGTGGTTAAGTTCGTTCAGAAAACGAGACATGGATATGAAGTATACACGCCAGGAATCGCAAGAGATATTAAAAGGGTATTAAAAGATATCTACTTGGAAACATTAGATAGTCGAAATGTTAATATGCCGCAACAAGATTATAATCCCAATGTAAGTGAAGATGGATATATAACCTTTGCGCCATTAGAAACTGCTCAAATGGATATAGCTATTGAACAGATTCATCTTGAAGATAATCAACACGGGGATATTGACGATATAAAAATTGAAAATATTAATTTTTATTGTATAGAATTTTGTCACAATAATGAGACAGTGTATTTCTTTAGAAAATTTTCTAAAATGAAAAAATTAAGAAAAGGTGTAGTCGGGATGATTGTAGATAATCAGTTTACTCGTATGCAGAATGAACATTTTTTAGGAATTGATTGTGAAGTAGATATTATTGTATATAATGAAGAGGCATTAATTATTAATAGGTATGCTCTTCAAACTATTTTCAATTTAAGTGATTACTTTATAGAGAGAGCGAATCAAGCTTTTGGAATCGTAGAAAATGCAGAGGTAATTAATAATTTCAGCGAGTTTAGAAACCATTGTTTAGGTGATATGAAGGCGACACAAAGAATGACGAAAATAATGAATACTCCTAACAGGATAGCCGAATTTATTGCGCATAAAGACAACTTGCCTGGTGTAATAGCAGATGCTAACTTAGATATTGAATTGGATGGCGATGGTAAGATAATATATGTTAACGATAGAGAAATTAGAAGTCAAATAATATTTTGCATGGCAGATGCATATTATCTTTCCTTATTATTAGGTAGAGTTGGAGAAGATGTAGCTCAGTAACAGTGTAGTATTAAATTTAAAAAGGGGGTAAATGAGGATGAGAACTTTTAGAAAAGCTATATTTTATTTGTCTTCATTTATTCCGTTATATCTACTTTTAATCATACAAAATATTAAGATCAGAAACACTAATGACGAGATATTACCATTGAATGAAATTATTAAAGAAAATATTTTTAAACAAACCTCAATTACAATTTTTTGGTTTGGGTTATTTATTCTTATTCTTTTATCTGTTACAGGGATTGTATTGTTTTTTATTGCCTATGGAAAGGCAGATGGGGTAATTGGTGAGCTAAGCGGAGTTGATTTTGTTAGAGAAGATACTATGGGTTATATAGTAACTTATATTGTACCTTTATTATCAATGGATATCTCTAGTCCAAGAAGCCTGTTAATAAATTTTATTCTATTTATAACAATTGGGACGTTTTATGTTAAAAATGACCAATTATTTATGAATCCTTTGTATAATCTACTTGGTTATAATGTTTTTTCAGCAAATAGATGCATTTATATAACGAAGCTAAATAGTAGCCAATTAAGAACAATATCTAAAAATAAAGATAAAGTTAATAAAAAGAACATTGTTGGTGATATTTACATTGTCGAAAAAATAGAAAATCATTAAAAAGCATCTCATTCCTAATCGGTTTGAGATGCTTTTTCTTTTTTACCAGTTGCTGCCTCCATACCCTCACGAGTCACTACTAGTTGTTTGCCAAATTTTCGTATAGAACCTGCTGGGAACTTATCAGGATATTTGCGATACATTTGTCTTACATAATCCTCCGCTTTACCCCAACGCTCAGCAGCTTCTTTTGAATCCATAATATCTTTTGAATTAAGATCAATCAT